CGTTAATACCTGCTTCAAAGGCAATACCTCCACCTGTAGGAGCGTCAAAATGGTTAAAATTCATGGTTTTTAATTATAATATTCAACAATCTTATCTAATACTAACTGTAAGTCATTATCCATTTCTGGTTCTAGACAATCCATTGGCGATTTAGCAGTAGCATAGCCATCGTTTCTTGTAACAAACTTATACTTGACTTCATTAGTAGTGATGTCAAAGTCTGCTTTTGCTACAAGTACAAATGTAAACAAGCCATCGATATAAATAGCATTGTCTAATAATTTACCTGCTGTTTTAATCTTCATTAGACCATCTTCACCTTTCTCTGTATGAAATGTAAATATAACATTTACATTATCTAAATTTCTAGCTGTATCAATAACGTTAAACATAGCAGCAGCAAGTTCAGTCCACTTTTCGTAGCCTTTCTCATTACTTCTACGCATTACGTCAAAACCCATCAAATAACCTGCGTCATCTATAATAATGTTTTTGAATTTAGTTCCAACATACTTAAGAATCTGAATTACTTGATTAGGATTATCAGCAAACGTCATATTACCGCCTTCTTTAATACCTTCTGTGTATGCTTTAGCATTACGAAAAGGTAAAGGCTTTTTACTTACGTTAATAATGCAAGTCTCCTTTGGATTTAAGTTGCGTAGTGATGTAGACTTGCCTGTACCACTACTACCCATAACTGCGATTAGATTTGTCATCGATAGATTTTAGATTATTAATTAATATTTGTTCCGCATTTATGTCACCTTTATCTAACGAATTAATATACCAAGCATAATACTCTATAATACGTGTTCTATACTGTGGATATTTGTTTAGATATTGGTTGATTAGATTACCCAAGTTCTTCGACTTTGTCATATACTTTCTTCATGTTATCGTTATCTTCTGGTCGTGGCATAGTTACTATGTTAGCACACTTACCATCAAAAAACAAAGGTACTTCTTCACCTACACTACCATAACGTTGTTTGATAATATTCATAATCCTAAAATACTTATCTAATGAGTTTACATCATACTTACCGTATGACTTAATCTCGTATCTTATAGGATTGAATAAACCAAATACATTTATGTACGCTCTACCAGTAGTCTTACTGTCACCTAAACCTTGTAGTTTAGGCTTCATATAGTTGGCATTCTTATTTGTTACCGACTCTTGACTACTATCTTGCTGTTGTATACATAAAACGTTATACTTAAGTAGCTTTGATACGTATAGTCGCATGTGCTGTACTAACTTATCAATAGCCATTTTAAGATTAGCTTCATCACGCTGTGGCATTAACTCACTAACATGGTCTATGATACAAGTAACAAACTCGTCATTGTTAGGTACATATTTATCATAACTTGGGTTGCCATCAATAAAGTCAGCGTCAGTAAGTGCTACACCCTTACTATAAAATGTACCTCTGCTTCTTGCGTAGTTTCTAATCTCTATATAAATACCCCATGAGTTATAAACAGACTCGTAAAATTTAACATACGACTTATACTGGTTAAATATCTGCTCTACTCCTGCTTGTTTTATCTTATCGATATTCTCTTTAGGATACGCAGTAATAAAACTACTAAAGTCTGTAATGTTAGATCTTATTCTTGTGTGTTTATATACTAAGTAGCTGAATAAACCAAAGTCAAATTCTTCTTCTGATTCTTCTAAACCAAAATACAATATTTGCAGATTAATATTATTCTCTATAGCAAACTCTATTGCGTCATATACATACAACTTTTTTGCTAATGTAGTTTTACCTACACTTGAATTTGCTGTAATACAATCTAAACTACCTTTGATAATACCAGGTACAATCTTATTTAGTCTATCAAGTTTAAATGGTATACACTTAAACTCTTTGTCTATAAACGATTGCCTTTGGCTTTCTATCTTACTAATCATATTAACGTATCTTTTGGTTCATTACCAATATAAGATGTAAATGCTAATGTAGATAGAAATTTGTTTAATTTGACTGGCATATCTACAGTCTTATAATACTCTGCTGTTCTATCAGCTAGTTTAAGAGCATCAAACTCACCTGCAAATGACTTAATAGAATCTACTAAACGATAGTAATTCTCTTTTGTGTCTTCATCGTTTGTAAATATAGCATAGTTTGCTTGGTTGTTGACATGGCCTCTTGTACCAATATCTCTAGCTGATAGGTGCATAAGAAACTTTAGAAAACCATCGCTCTCGTTACTGCTTTTAAACAAAGGTATCTTAAGTTTATACTGACCTTTCTCTATGTCGTGATTACATAAGTTAATACGATATAGTGGTTCAGTATCTGGATTAATAATGTCGCTGTTAATAACAGTATCTAATAATCCAAACTCTTGATACTCGATAGCGAAGCTAAAGAATAAAGCTTCTTGTAAGTCTAGATTCTGAGACTTGATTAAGTCTACTAAATCTTTGTTAATAAACATAAACTGCGTTTTTATATTCTCCGATAATATTATCCACATTTTCTCCATCCTTAGTATCCATAGCTTTAATGATATGAATATTAGGACTTTCGCTTCTCATTGACCTACCCATTCTCTGTACAGTTGATAGCTCTTTACTATCTACACCTATAATCAAAGCACCATCTAGGTTTGTTAAGTTCATACCTTCGTTTAGTACACTACAATTATAGAGACGATCTATCTTACCTTCGTTAAACATATCTACAACTTCTTGATTGTTTTTATTCTTGCTATGTACTCTAGGATAATTGTATTCATAACTGTCAGCTAACTGGTTACATTGGTCTATAGTTGAACAGAATATAATAAATCTACCTTTTAAAGTAGATAATATACTATTAGCTATGTTAGTCTTACAAGTATTGGTAAACATCTTACGTTTACTTGCAAGGTTTAGCCATTTGTTCTTTGCTACACGACCAAAACTAAAGTTTCTTTGCTGCACTAACTCGTAGTGTTTAGACTTCCAAAACTCTATGTCATTTGTAATCAATTCGTAGTATTGTTTCTCTGTACATTGAATATTCAATCCTATACCTTTACGGCTTAAATAATTCCATCGCTGATTATAATCAATAGTTACTTCCTGCTTATCTGTTTTTTTCTTTTTTTCATATACGCAGTTAGTATTTACGTCATTTAATCTGTAAGGATGAATGTAGATATTAGGCTCTGGTAGAACCTCATTGTCGATAGCGTCCTGTAATGAAAACTGTACGCTCTTATACTTGCCTAGTTGAGATAGAAGAATCTTCTTCTCATAAGGCACTGTAGCTGATAGATATATAGCTTTATTAAATTTAATATTCTTAAGATATTCTAACCTTGATTCAGTTATTGCGTGTGCTTCATCTAGAATTAAATAATCAAAACTTCTATCTATCTTATGTAACGAGTTGTATGTGCTAAACGTAAATTTCCTATCGTCTACTTGCCATTTTACAATTTCATCTTTCCAATTATTAAGATGCGGCTTTTGTTTATATACGATAAGAGCAGAAGAACCATTAGCACTATCTAACGCTACTTTAGTCTTACCAACACCTGTGCCTAACTCTAATAAGACACAACGGTTGTTACTGATAGCTATACTAGCTTCTGTTTGTATTTGTTCTCTCATAATTATTTAAAAAGGTTATGCGCACCACCTTCGCACAACAAAAATAGCTAATAAACGAGTTATTAATTCATGCCAGTAGTGTAAGGACGCATGTATATCCTTATTTTGACCAATAGTCATTGACTGCACAGTCAACTACCATTGGCACAGTTTTTAATATTTGAGCAGCTGCTTGATTCATTAACTCACTCATTTTAACTGCCCATTCATCTGCCATATAATCAGGCACTTCTGTTTGTATCTCGTCATGAACAGTATGAATTAGTTTAATAGGTTTGTCTTTGATATAATCATAGATATAGATTAAAGCAAGTTTAGTCATATCAGCATTACCACCTTGTATTGGATGATTCTTTGATGCACGTTCGATAGCACCTTTACGTTTGTTATCTGCGTGTTTATAATCTTCAAAGAACCTAATCCTACCATAAGGTGGTGGTGTTTTAATTATACCACGTTCTTTACCTCTGTTACCTAATGCTTCTAAAAATCGTTCTACTTTAGGTACAGCTGTAAAAAACTTTTTAATGATAGACTGTGCTTCATCTTCACTAATATCTATAGTG